ACCGACACCCAGATATTTCCGGCCGGTGGCGGTGCGGGCACGATGCGCAAGGTTTTGACCTGGGTTCAGATTCCGCAAATCTCCGACGTTGCCTTCTCCGGCGGTGAACAGAACTACCTCGACGTGGTTTTCCTCGAGGATGATCAGGGCAAGCAAATTCCGACCGACAAATCCGCAGCCAGCATGGTGCTGACCTTGGCGGATGACCCTGCTCAGGACTTCAACAAGGTGCTGATGAAGGCTGATGCTGGCAAGCAGGTTGAGGCTGCGCGCCTGAACCTGCCGGGTAATGACACGTTGCTCTACGGCGCTTACACATCGTTCTCCAAGCAGCCAGCAGTGTCCCGCAACAACCTGCTGACTCGCACTGTGAACCTGGCGCTTCAGGCTGAGCCGACCCGCTACCTGACCGCGGTGGTGTAACCGATGGCAAAAATCCGAATCGCCCAGAACCCGACGTTCCAAGCAATGGTGCTGATCCCGATCGTTGGCAGCGCGCCCGAAAAGATCGAGTTCACGTTCAAGTATCGCGACCGGCTGGAACTGGCCGCGCTTTTCGATGAGTGGAACAAGAATCGCAAGGAAGCCTTGGCCGTGCTCGGGGATCAACCATCGCTTTCTGAAGTGGTTGCTGCTGATGCAGCCCAGCAGGTTCAGCAAATCAAGGATCTGGTGGCTGGCTGGGCCTTCGACGACGAGTTCGATGAGAAGAGCATCACTGCGCTGGTGAAGTCGTGCCAAGGCGCAACCGAGGCGGTAGTCGAAGCCTATCAGGGCGCATACAACCAGGCCCGCTTGGGAAACTGACGGATGCCGCGCGCGCCCTGTATGCGCCCGCGGCGCCGGTTGAGTTGATGAGTATGTTCGGCCTCTCGCCAGGTGATCTTGAGGAAGAAACGGAGGTCTGGCCATGCAACTGGCCGGCCTTTCTCCTGTTCAACCGAATGTCCACGCAGTGGCGGGTCGGCACCGGTGGCGCCATCGGTCTCGATTACAACTGCATTCGCTATGTCGCCGGGTTCCTCGGCATCAAGAAAAAGAACCTCGCTGAAATCTTTCCTGACCTGCAGGTGCTGGAAGGCGAGGCCCTGCGCGTGATGGCGGAGGAAAGGGAAAACAGCCCGTAATCTCGGGCACTTATTCAAGGTGAGTCGATGAATATTGCAGAGCTCGGCGTTAAGATCGACTCGGCCGATGCGATCGAGGCCAAAACGAGCCTGGATGAAATGGCGAAGGCCGGCGGCCGGGCCGAGCAGTCTGCCGTTTCGCTGATGAACGAAATGCAGGCGCTGGAGAAGTCACTCTCTACCAGCGCCAAGACTACGCAGGACCTTGCCAAACAGCGCGATGCGTTGGCGAAACTGACCAAGACCGGTGCCTATGGCGAGGCTGAGGCCGCGAAGATCTCGGCGCAGCTCGACAAGCAGCAGGTGGCGCTGGCCAAGTCGGCCATGGTTGAACAGAAGGCATTGAATAGCCTGCTGGGCGCCATTGACCCGGCCCGTGCCGCGCTGGCGAAACTCGATACTCAGGTCGAGCAACTGGGCAAACATCTGGATGCCGGCCGGATCAGCCAGGACGAGTACAACACCGCCCTCAGCAAGATCGACAAGGATTACGACAAGCTCAACAAAACCTCCACCGGCTTCGACAAGTTGCGCCTCGGCACTCGCCAGGCACAGGAAAACGTCGTTCAGCTGGGGAATGCGCTGTCCTCGGGAGACTGGGGAAGTGGCGTACGTGCGGTTGCGCAATTGGGTGCCGGTGCCGGCGAGGGCGCCGCCGGCTTACTCGCGATGCTGGCGCCGCTTGCGCTAGCCACTGCGGCGGTTGGCGTGTTGGCCTACGCCTTCTACAAGGGCAGCGAAGAGCAGGACAACTACAACAAATCGCTCATCCTGACCGGCAACTACGCCGGTGTGAGTGCTGGGCAATTGGGCGAAATGGCCCGTCAGGTCAGCGCTACGGTCGGCACCACCGGGCAAGCGGCAGAGGTTTTAGCGCTGCTGGCGGGTAACGGGAAGATTGCTGGCGAGAGCTTTACCGGCATCACTCAAGCCGCTGTCTCGATGCAGGAAGCAACCGGCAAGGCCGTAAGCGAGACAGTAGCGGAGTTCGCCAAGCTCGCCGACGACCCGGTCAAGGCGTCTGCCGCGCTCAACGAGCAGTACCACTACCTAACCGCATCGGTTTACTCGCAAATCACCGCGCTGGAAAAACAAGGCGACCATGCGGGCGCTGTGAAGCTGGCTACCGAATCGTTCGCCGATGCTATCAACGAGCGTACGCCGCGAATTCTCGAGAACCTGAGTTTCTGGGAGAAGGGCTACAACGCGGTGGCTCGCGCTGCTGATGGACTGAAGAACATCGGGCGCAGCGATATCGGCACGGATATCGAGCAAGCTCGTCGTGACTTGGCGGGCGCTCAAGCTGGCGATATCGGCCTGTTCCAAAACAAGCAGGAGATGATCGAGCTCTACCAGAATCGACTCAACATGCTAGAGGACCAGAAAGCCGCGGAAGCCGACATCGCCAAATACGACGGTGATCGTTCAAAGGCCGAACTGGCGTCTCAGCAGGCAATGGTAAAGATTGATGCGCTGACCAAATCTGCATTGACCAATGAGCAAAAACGCAACGAAGCGATCAAGGAGTACAAGCGGCAGCTCGAAGACATCCGCAAGGTAGCGCCGAACGATCCGCGCCTGAATCAGGCCGCCATCGACAAGAACCTGGCGAACATCAACGACCAGTTCAAGGATTCGAAGGCAGCCGGTTCGCAGGTCGATCTGAACAGCTTCAACAGTGCCAAAAACAATCTGGCTGCAATCAGCGAGGAATACAAAAACGCCCAGAAGGAACTGGATGCGGCGCAGAAGGCTGGACTCGTTTCTCAAGCCGACTACGCCCTGAAACGTGAAGCGCTGATCGGTAACGAACGCGACGAAGTGACCGCGGCCTACGAAGCGGAAATCGCCGCGCTGGAAGTCGCGAAGGCGAAGAAGACCACCTCTGCCGCGCAAAGCATCCAGCTAGACCAGAAGATCGCCGACGCGCGCGCGGGCATGGTCAAAGCGCAGAAGGACGCGGACAGCCAGTTCGATGTTTTGGCCACAAACGAAACTGGTCGCCTCGCTCGACAAGAGCGCGCGATAACGACCTACGTTCAGGCCTTGGCTCAGCAGCAACGTGCGCTGGAACTGGCAGGGCAGCGCGCAGTTCTCGGCGTCGGTCAGGGCGATCGCCAGAACGCGATCAACAGTGAGTTGAACAGCCAGCAGGATCGATTTGCTCAACAGTCTCTGGAACTGGCAAATCAGAAGTCCGACCCGTCGCGGAATATGTCGGAGGAGGAGTTCGCCCGTAAGTCGCAGGCTCTCGCCGATGCGAACAAGGCCGCAACCGATCAGATCCGGCAGAACTACGCGGATGTTGAGGCGGCGCAGGGTGATTGGACCAAGGGCGCGACATCAGCCTGGGCCAACTACCTAGACTCGGCGAGCAATATTGCCGGACAAACGAAAACGTTGTTTGGCAATGCCTTCAGCTCGATGGAGGACGCAATCGTCAACTTCGCCATGACCGGCAAGCTGTCGTTTGCCGACTTCACCAAGTCGATTCTCGCGGATATGGCGCGGATCGCCACCCGTCAGGCCAGTTCGGCGTTGCTGAGCAGTCTCGTCGGCGCTGCCACCAGTTACTTCACTGGCGGAGGCGGCGGTAACGGGCTGGCGGCTGGATCTGCCGGTGCAACGTCTTCAAATCTCGGCGCGTCCTCGGCAGGTTACTCCAGCACCTACTTCCCGCAGGCGCTCGGCGGTGCCTGGTCGTCGGGTGTGCAGATGTTCGCCAACGGCGGCGCCTTCACCAACAACATCGTCAGCACGCCGACCGCCTTCGGGATGGCCGGCGGCGGGGCGGGTGTCATGGGTGAGGCGGGGCCGGAGGCGATCATGCCGTTGACCCGAACTTCCAGCGGCAAGCTGGGGGTTATCGCTGCCGGTGGCGGCTCCGGAACTTCGATCAGCATCAACGCGCCGGTGACGGTGATGACGCAGGATCGCAGCTCCGAAGGGATGCAGATCGACCAGCAAGCCCTGTCGAAAAACCTTCAGTCGCAAATGCGGGCGGTGGCCGAAAAAGCCGTCGCCGACTCTTGGTACCCAGGCGGTACCAGCTTCCGAAAGGCAAATGGGAGGGCCTGATGGCCATCGAGAAATTCACCTGGCCAACCGAGCGGGGAGAAGCGCCCAATATCAATTATCGGGTGCGCACCTCGAAGTTCGGCAACGGCTATGCGCAGAACGTCGGCGACGGCCCGAACAACAAAGAGGACTCCTATCCGATCACCTATACCGGCCAGAAGGCCAAGGTGCAGCAGATCATGGCGTTCCTCGACCGGCACGCTGGGGCGAAAGCGTTTCTCTGGACAACGCCACTCGGTGAACTCGGTCTGTTCACCTGCAAAAATCCCGCTCCCACACCAATGGGCGGCGAGGTCTTCAAACTCACCGCCACGTTCGAGCGGGCATTCCAACCATAAGGGGTAATCATGCCGCTGATCAGTGACATCCAGGTGCTAGAGCCTGGCAGCGAAGTGCTGCTCTTTGAATTGGACGGCACAGACTACGGCGCGGATGTTCTGCGCTTCCACGGACACGCGATCCCGCACACGGCGGCCGAGTTGATCGCCGCCGGCGACAATGCAGACCAACTGCCGGCGAAGGCGATCTACTGGCAGGGCAACGAGTACAGCGCCTGGCCGATGCAGATCGACGGCATTGAGGCGAACGGCGACGGCACGGCGGTACGACCGACGCTGTCGGTCGGTAACGTCAACGGGCGGATCACTGCGCTCTGTCTGGCGTTCGAAGATCTGCTCGAATTCAAGCTGACGATGCGTCATACGCTGGGCACTTACCTCGACGCGGCGAACTTCCCGACTGGAAACCCGACAGCCGACCCGACCCAAGAGACGATCGAGGTCTGGTACATCGACCAGAAAATGAACGAGGACGGGGAGACTGTTAGCTGGGAGTTGGCCAGCCCGGGCGACGTCGGCAATGAGTCGATTGGCAGGCAGGCCACCACCCTGTGCCACTGGTGCCTCACTGGCGGCTATCGCGGGCCGAACTGCGGTTACACGGGGCCGTACGTCACGAAGGATGGCGTGATCACCGACAACCCCGAACTGGACGAATGCGATGCCACGCTCGGCAAGGGCTGCATACCGCGCTTCGGCGAAGGCAACCCGCTGCCGTTCGGTGGCTTCCCCGCCGTTTCCTTGATCGCACGGAGCTGACATGCGAAAGCACATCTTGAACGCGATCCAGGCGCACGCGGCCGCCGAGTACCCGAAAGAGTGCTGCGGGCTGCTGCTGGCGATCGGGCGCAAGCAACAATACTTCCCCTGCGTCAATGTCTCGACCGAGCCGAACGAGGAGTTTCGAATCGATCCAGAGCAATACGCGACTGCCGAAGATGTCGGCGAAGTAATCGGTGTAGTGCATTCGCACCCGGACGCAACCAGCCGGCCGTCACCGCGTGACCTCGCCATGTGCGAGGCCACCGCGCTGCCATGGCACATCCTGAGCTGGCCGGAAGGGGACCTGCGCACCATCGTTTCGACTGGTGGAGTGCCGCTGCTCAAGCGTCCATTTGTGCACGGTGCCTGGGACTGCTGGCAGGTCTGCGCCGACTGGTACAAGCGCGAGTGGGGGCTGGAGTTCGAAGCCTTCAAGCGCGCTGATGGCTGGTGGGAGAGCAAGGACAACACCAGTCTGTACGAAGCGAACTATGAGGCCGCCGGCTTCTACCGCGTCGACCAGCCGCAGCGCGGCGACATGATCGTAATGGAAGTGGGGCGGACAGTTTACCCCAACCACGCCGGGATCTTCCTCGGTGCTGATCCGGCGCTGCCCGGCGAGGATGCCGAAACTTTCGGCCCCGGCCCGTTCCTGCTGCACCACCTGTACGGACGACCATCAGAGGTCATCGTTTTCGGTGGCCCGTGGCTCGACCGTACGCGCCTGATTCTCAGACACAGAGATGCACAACCAACTGCATGAAGCGGCAGAGCCGCGGGAGATAGTTTTGAGCGGAAAAATTGACCCAAAAAAAATGGACGCAGACAGCGTTCTGCGCGCCGTCTGCGAAGTTGTTAACGAAGGCCGGCAATCAGCCAGCGCAAAGCGAGTGTGTTCTCGTCTTGCTCTTCTAATGGCCGATCTCCGCTCGGGAGTTTCGAGATGGTTCGCAGCGCGTCACCCATAACAGCCTCAGTGTTTACGGCATCATTCGCTCTGAGCGCTTTGCCGATCACAACGAGCGCAGAAAGCACGCCGAGCTTGAAAGGATCCTGAACTGCTTGATTGTCTGCTTCTGACACATTGACCTCCAGGTCATAAACGCGCCGAAATTGGCGCAATCCCAGTCCTTGGGCTTGCAGGCAAAGGACTGGGGGAATCCGTTGCGTGAGGGCAAGAGGCTACTATTGGAGATCGGCGGGGCGTTACTGGTGATTCGTACAGATGAAATTATTCTGGGCAACCCACATCGACTGTTTTCTAATGAGTCAGTGAATTCGCGGACGACTAATGAATGGATACGATTATGGCGATGGG